CACCTGATGCCTCTCCCACGCCAGATACTGTATAATGAGTTGTCAAAGTTTTGACAGTTTCAGTTCCTGTAGATGATCTAATTATTACCTGTAAATCTGTATTCGCAAAAATCTTAAAGGTATAGGCAAAAGCTGTTGTGCTTGAATTACCTGAGTACGAGTTCTTTACTGTAGTTGAAGATACTGTCATATTAATTCTCTATATTATTATTCTCCTAATTCATCAACAATTATATTGTTAATATTTTTTATTATTAGAGCATTTTGTAGTGCTATCAAAGATAGACCTTGTTGTACATCTCTTTTTGATGCTTGATATGTTGGATCAAAAGCCAACTTTTTTAAATTTCTAGTGGTATCAAATGTGCTTTGAATTAAATTAACTGTAGGTATACCACTTAAAAATTGAGAAGATAGTTCTGTATTTCTACCATAACTAAAAGGTAAATCATCTAAGAATGGATATAAAGCTGTGTCTATAGCACCAGGAATTAATGATGACCAAGAGGATCTTAAAAATCCTATCTTTGCTAAATTTTCTGGTGATAATTTTTTTTCTAAATATTGTTTCTGATCACTTCTACCAAAAGAATTTATATAACTTTGAACTGCGTAGAATTGTACAGCTCCTATCATAGATGCCATAAATGCAGAATAAGTATGAAAATCTTTTCCTCTTGTTTCTGCAAGAACATACAATCTATTCATTAATTGTTTAGTATATGAACCTAATGTAAATGTTCTAAACTGTGTAAGTATTCTAGCATAGTCTGAAGTAAACCATCTATTCATTACACCAACATCATTTCTTTGTACTACACGATCTATAAATCGTTGCATACCAATACTATAATGTGATCTAGCATCAGGTGTCCAATTATCTAAACCTATACCTTGATATTTACCATCTTTATAAACAGAATGTTTACTTATCTGATTTGCAATTTCATTAAACTCTTTTTCATTCCAACCAAAATATTTATATCTAACTTGATCTCCTTTAGATAGTTTATCAAATACTTTAGTTGTCTTATGTTTTTTAATTAATTCATTTACATTATTAGATATTTTTAAAGCTAGTCCTCTACCTGCTATAATCTGTGAGTACATAGTCATAGGATTCAAAAAAGATATATCAGCTACAAATCTTTTAGCTTTAGCAGAAGCTAGTTCTACTGCATCTAATCTACTACCTGTAGAGTCTAATGGTATATCAAGTTCGTTATCTAATCTTCCTACTGGTGAGTGCATAAATTTATCTAATCCCACTGGCACTCCTTGTGATCTTAACTCTTCTAAAATCTCATCATCAAATTTAACTTCTCCTGCTCTTAATTTATTCATTATATCTTTAAATGCTGGATTAGCTTGAAAGAATGTTTTTAATCCTACTTCAGATACTGCTTGATAAAGCTCTGCACCTTGAGCAAAACCAACCTGACCAAACAATCTTAAAAAGTTATAGTCTTGAGCAAGTCTTGCTGCTCTTCTCATAAATCCATTTGGATCACCATTTTTTTCTAAGGGAGATTGTTTACCAGTAAGTGAAGCAACTACTACTTCTATATTTTCTACATCTCTATATATATTTTTATATTTAGGATTTGCTTCACCTCTTTCTTTTACTTCTTTTAAAAAATCTAAATACTCTTTATTATTTTTAAAGTTACCAAAACGAGCCATAGCTGCTGCACCTAAAACTTGTTGGTTATATCTTTTTAATAATCTTGTAAGGTTTCTATCTGTTAAATCTTTAACTGATAAAGAATCTATTGTACCTGTTTTAATATTTTTAATATCTATTCTTTCATTTAATTGAATAGGTAATCTTGTTCTAGCATTAGGATCTAAAGTATTACCAGAACCCTTTTGAATTTTATTTAATATAATTTGTATTTGTTCTTGTGTTAAATCTAATCCTTCTAAAAATTCTCTTATAACAGCAGTATTAGATCCTTGAAATGCTCTTGCTAAATCTGATTCTTGACCATAATATTTTGCATTACTTATTTTAGCAACAATTCTTTTGATCATTCTTGCAAATAATTTATCACCTAAATCACCTTTCATATCTCGCAAAGCATTAGCAAAAACTAATTCTACTTGGTCTTGACCATAGTCATCTATAGCTCTCATAACTTTACTAGGTGAATGAACATGAGGAATATAATTAGGAACTCTTCTACCAGCTATTTCATCCCAACCTTCTCTTCCTGTTTGTGCAACAACATCTAAAGTATCATCAAATGCTTTAGCAGCTAATGATGACAGTTTTCTCATTTCAGTAGTAATTTCATCTGAAACATCAAACCTTTCTGGAAACTCTTTTAAGTCTGACATAAGAGATTCAAATCTTTCCTCAATGTCAAATTGACTTTTAAAAGAAACACCTCTGTTTGCATTTTTAAAAGATCGTAAAGCTATATCTCTATAGTTCATATAATCATACATAGTTTGATATTGAGTTCTATTTTTCCAATCAATAGCTGTATCTCCTTTAGTGTTACCGACTACAGGATCATTAACAAATGTTTCTCTAAATCTTTTTATAATTGGATCTGGCGATCTATTAAGTTGTGATGCAATATCAAATCTAAAATGTGTTTTCTTAAATGCTTCTTCCCAATAAGTTCCAACTCCAGGTGCATTTCTAGGATCATCTACAACTTTAGGATTCATAGAATTAGCTTCATCATTTAAAATCATTCTTTTGTTTTTAATAAAATCAGGGTTTAAATCTAAATTATGTTTAGTTGCAAACTCTTGTATTTCTTGTAATTCTAATGTTTGTTTATATTTTTCAGCAGCAACATCTAATTTTTTATAAGACTTAACAATATCTTTTGGTACTGCATTTGTTTTAGCATTAACTCTACCAATCCATCCAGCAGGTGAACCTAAAGTAAATCCAGCAAGTGCAGCATATTTTATATCAATAGGATTTTTATATTTATCTAAACCAACAAGACCAGCTTCAATAGCCATATTTTCACCACCAACTATAACACCAAACTTTAATGCTCTTTTTAATCTCATTACTTTACTAGGTATTGTTGCATAAGCTCCATAACCACCAAAAGGAATTGTTGCTACAGATAAAGCTATTGCAGCAGGATCAGCAACAGCAGCAATCATTCTTGCACCAAAACCTTTCCATCCAAGTTTTGATATTTCTGCTTCTGTTTCTAATCTTTCTTGTACTTGTTTTTCAATATCATAAAAATGTTCTTCACTTCTAGCATCAAAAAAAGCATCCCTCATATAATTAGGATATTGATCTATACGATCTACCATTTCTTTTGTTGGAACAAAATCAAAGTCTATTGCATAACCATCTTCTTTACCAAAATTATTAATACCAGATACAAATAAATTATCTATTTCAAATGATTTACTTAATGCTTCACTCCAAGTAAATTTAGAATCTAATTCACCTTTTTGTTTTCTTACAAAGTAATCTACATCAGTAGGAATAGTTTTAGCAGGATTAGATAATCCCATTTTATCTACTGTAAATTCTATTTTATCAGATTTTTCTTTTAAAGGATCTACATTAATGTTTAAATTTTCACTAGACATTATGGCATCACACGTATTGTTTCATCAAACTCTCTTTTTTGTTCTTGTATTCTATTATATGTAATTACAAAATCTTCATATCTTTTATCTTTCATTAATGGATATATTTTTTCTACAATATCTTTGTATGTCATTCTAGCTTTATCATAACTACCTTCGTCAAAATCACCTTGAGGATCAACAACATCTATTGTAATTGGCACACCTGTATTTTTATCTCTTAAAACAAATCCTTGATTACTTGTTAAAGAACCAACTGTAAAATAAACTGGAACAATATCTTCTTCTTTATGTTGTTCTTTGTTAATTCTACCACTTTCATATAAATCTTTTATGTAAAGTTTTATAGCTTGATCGTGATATTCTGGATAAGTATTATTAATAGGAACTAATTGTTTAAAATCATCTACTCTGTAATTTTGTTCAATATAACTTTTTGCAAATTCTAAAGAAGTTTCTTGTGAACCAGTTGCAATCATTGCGTTGTTAGCAACATTTTTCATAATAATATTTGCGTATGCTTCATTTTCAAATTCAAGTCCAAATTCAAATGGAGTAACTCCAGGAAAATCTAATTCATTTACTTTTGCAGTAACAGCTTTACCATCAGCTTTTAATAATTTAAATTTATCTGGATTATTTTTATATTGTAATTCATTATTAAATGCTTGTTCAAATGTTTGTTTCATTACATTCATACCAAAATCTAATCTTTGATATGTTGCTAAATCATCTTTACCTAATTGGTAAACAGATGTTAAAGATTGTAAAGCATTTTGATTTTTAAATGTTTGATATAATTGCAAACCTGTAAGTGTTGCATCTTTACTAGATGTATCTGTAATATTACCACCTGCATCTAAAGTTTCTAAATATAATGGAACTTTGGTATTATTTTTATTAGCTTGTTCTATTACTTGTGCAGTATTATATTTTAAAGAACCATCTTCATTAGTTGCTAAAGCAAATCTATTTGCAGTTTTTTCTAAATCTTTTTGAGTTATTTCTTTTCCATCAACATTTTTTACACCAGCTCCAACAGCAGTAGATCCTTGACCTAATATAAAAACATTATCTAAAGTTTCTAAAGATAATTGTTCATTAAATCCTGATTGAATTTTTTTAAGTAATTTATCTCTTTGTTCAAAATCTAAAAAAGAAGTTTTACTAGGATCTTTAATTAATTCTAGTGCTGTACCAAAATTTTTATTAGCTATATTTTTTTCTACATCTGATATTAATAAATCTGATTCAATATTATTAACTGCTTTATCAAATGCAGTTTTACCTGAATTAGTATCATTGCTAAATTTAAATTCATTTTCAATAAGTTTATTTTTAATTGTTTGTTTTTTTTCTTTATTAGCTAAAAGATATTCACCCATTAAAATTTGTTGTGAAGTATTATGAGTTGCTAAATATTCTGTTTCTAAAGCATTTCTTGAATTTTTTTTAATTGTATTAATAAACTCAGGATATTCAATATCAAGTTTTGTTTGTAATAAATTTCTTACTCTTTTATTTTTAATTGAATTTAAAGTATTATTTGTAAGTAAATTATATTTTTGTTGAAAAGTATTTACAGAATTTTCTTCATCAAAATCATTTTTAAGTTCTGTTTGAATTATATCAACTTCATTTTTAATTTCAAAAAAAGATTTATTGGCTTGAGTTTTTTCTTTTAAGTCTCTTTGTTTTATAAAATAATTATCAATAGCTTGAGCCGCAGGTAATAAACCAGCAGCAGGTGTAGCAGTAGGTGATAACTTTAAACCAGTTTTGATAGATGCAACCTCTGTTGTGGGAGTAGCTCTAGCTGTAAATGTTGGTATCTTAGGCATAATTATCCAAACGCTTTCAATAAACTTGTTCCTGCTTGTGCATAATAACCAAACTGTGCTTGTCTTGCTTCCATTCTTGCCATCTGTCCTGACATACGAGCAAAGTTTGCTTCTTCTAATTTTCTTGATTGTGCAACTTTAGAATTATAATCTAAAACATCTTTTTCTATTTCAGCTTGTTCAGCATTTGATCTTAATATTCTTAAACCAGAACCAGATAATTCTGCACCAGATTTTACAATTCTAGTTTTAGTTTCACCTTGAAGCTGTGCAAACTGTTGATCAAATCTTGCAAGATCAAACTCTAGTCGTTGTTCTAATCTTTCTTTTTCTTGTTCTGCAACTACTGCATTTCTTTGTTGTATTGATTGATTATATCTACCAACAGCACTCGCTTGTTGTGCTGCCATTACAGACGTTGCTGCTGAAACAAAAGGTGCTACTGGTGCTAAAAATCCCATTAGAATATCCTCGCATATCTGTATTGGTCTGAACCATCAAACCCATAGTGTTTCATTAATCCCTCGTTCTCTAATCCTAACCATTCTGCAAATCTTATACCTTTGTCAAAGTCTGTTCTTACAGCAGTTTGAACTCTTTTAATATTATACTTTCTTGCAACGTTAGCAAAATCTTTTTTGATTGCTCTTGCAACTGATAAAGGATGATCCCAAACATCTTGTGTTGCAATCACCCAACCTTCTGCTACTTGACCCCACATCATTTTCATACCAGCAGCAAAGATTGGTTTTTTACCAACCATACCTGTAAAAGAAAGATGGTCTTGCACAAGGTTCATAGCATCTCCTTCAAATCTTGCATCCTTATCCATAAGTGCGTGGTTCATTTGACACGATAATATAAATCTTCCATGTTCAGCAGTATAAGGTATTATATATAGCATATTATCCATCATTAGTAGTTAATCTTGGGTATAACGATAAAATTGTAAAAGGTAAAGGTTGTGTTTGTCTAACAAAGATAAAACCATCTGTTTCATAGTTTCCTCTAAACTCTACCTCTTTGTCTCCTGTAAATGGTGGTATACCTTCATCCATTAGATCAGCA